GGAAATTCCATTTTGTCCCCGAAATTGCGTGAACGTGCGTTTGCCTCAATCGGAAATACGGTACAAGTTCCGGTTATCAATTACGATGGCGACGTTACGGTTAGCAACGTTCGTACGTGTGTTATCCCGGACGATGAAAACACGTCCGCACTTTATACCGTGGTTTGGGCGACATATTCCGTCGGTTTTACAATGGTGCCAACGTTGTATATGAACAACGAAATTTCGTATGACCACGATTTCAACCGCAAAATGGAAAAGGTTTGCAGAGCGTTTGCAAATTCGTTAGACCAAGCAGCCGTTGCAGCGTTGGAGGCAGAAAAAGCCCAAGTATTGAAAGACAATTTGAATTACAAATTCGCCTCCAACGTTATTGAGGTTCCAACGCAGATGGCAACCGAAATTATGGGCGATATTAACCCGATTATGCGTGCTAATTGTTATCCGGGTTTGGTTCACGTCGTAGGTAACGCCGGAATTGACAGCCTTATTAAAAAATTGGCACAGCACGGTATTTATAACGACGTAAACAAGCGTATGGAATACGAAAATAAAGTGTTCCATTATACAAACAACGTCGTAAATGAAGCTAGCAAAAACGGCACATTCTTTGCCGTAGAGGATGGTAACGTTGGCGTTTTAACACGTGTTGACCGTGAGGCGTTGAACCGCACCCGTGCGAATTTCCACGAATGGGACGTTGTACGTTTGCCGTACATTGATTTGCCCGTTGGTTCGCACTATTACACAGCAGTTGGCGACCAGTCACAGACAGCAGGCGCAGCGAGTGCCGATATGACGTGCAACGTGAAAGAATATTTTGGATTTAGTGCAGACGTTGCGTTTGTAATTGCTTACAACAGCAGCCCAACAATCGTTGCAAATCCGATTATCAAAGCGCAGATTGAAGCACGTGCGGAAAATGTACCTTTGGGTATGCCTGTATATGTAACCAACGCCGGGGAATTTCCCGCCGGAGGTGCGAGCGCATAACGCCGGAGCATAACGAATTATTTAACTGAGGGGACGGGGTGGTTATCCCCGCCCCCTTATTTATTGCAATCTTAATTCTTAATATGGGAAATAAATGGGCGTTTTTATGATAAGAATAAATGAAATATGCGAAGCGTTAAAAAATGTGTGCGGGTGGGAGCAATCATACGACCCGGCAAAGGCGATAGACGACAATTTAACGCAGACGGAAAGTGGGTTGTATTTTCAAGGTGCGCACCCGCTTTTGACGTTGGATAATATGGCGGCGATTATGCCGGATGATTGGGGGCTGCAATACCCGGAATGGAACATGATATTGCCGTACAAAGCCGGGCAGAAAGTGAGCCATAACGGTATTGTTTGGATTGCTAAAATTGACAACACCGGAGAGGAACCAACGGCAAGCGATTTTAATAATGATTACAGCCGGGAGGATTACGGAAACCCATATTGGAAACCGTATAATATGTTGACGGACTTTTTGGAGAGAATGACCCGAAACGGAATTGCGACCGCAATACAGACGTTTACACAGATTAAGCAGTTGGATAAAGAAACACGTAATTTGTTGGAGCGAAAAACGTTCTTTGATGGTGCCGGACGCATACGGGCGACGTTGCAAAACAATCATAAGTTGGTAGGATTTGAAATTGTACCGGTTCGTGCAATGGGAGTGACGGCGAAAATTGAAAAGATAGGTTTGCAAATGACCGGGGGAACCGGGGTTGTTAGAATGTATTTGTTTCATTCGTCGCAGATAGACCCAATAAAGACTTTTGATTTGAATTTTACCGTTACAAATGGCGGTTTTCAGTGGTTCCCGTTAAATGATTGTTATTTGCCGTATATAAGCGACAAGAACAACGCCGGGGGGGCGTGGTTCCTTTGCTACAATCAAGACGAATTACCCGCCGGAATGGAAGCAATTAACGTATCAAAGGATTGGAGCCGGGAGCCGTGCGGAACGTGCAACATGGGTTTCGTTGAGGTTTGGCGAGAATTGACAAAGTATTTGCAAGTAACGCCGTTTATGTATAATGCGCCGGAAACGTTCGCAGAATACCCGGAGTTGTGGGATATTGCATACACGATGTACACACGAACCCAAAATTACGGGCTGAATTGCGAAATTACTATTGGATGCGATTTAACGGATTTCATTATTTCCCAAAGGCAGATTTTCCAAACGGTAATACAAAGACAAGTTGCTGCAATTGCATTGCGGACGTTGGCAATGAACCCCAACGTAAGGGTTAACCGCAATCAATCAAACGCAACCCGGATGGATATTTTGTATGAGTTGGACGGCAACACGTCCGGCGTTCGTCCCGGCGGTTTAGGTTACGACCTTAAAAAGTCTTATGAGGCGTTGCAAATAGATACGCAAGGGTTAGACCGTATCTGTTTAGCCTGCAATAACCGTGGGGTAAGATACAGAACCGTGTAATTATATAATTCAAAGGGAAAGTTGTATATAATTTCATGTAAAAGTTGTATTTATGAAACGGATAACCGATTTGCGAAAAAGGGTTGCGGATTTCAACGAGGCTTTGACGTCCGGGCGGATAATACAAAACATTATATGGGACAATGAGTCATATATAGTTGATTTGAACGCCGAGGAACAATTGTTTGAACAAGGTATTAACCGTTTGGGCGTCGAAATTTCGGATTATGCACCATACAGCCCCGTAACAATCGCAATTAAAGAGGCTAAGGGACAGCCGACAAACCGGGTAACGTTACGGGATGAGGGAGATTTTGAAAGTAGTTTTTATTTAGAGGTTGGCGACAAACAATTTGAAATTAAAGCGTCTGACTTTAAAACAGAGGATTTAATAAAAAAATACGGTCGTCAAATATTGGGTTTAACCGACGAAAATATTTCAATATTGATTTGGAAATATATTTTCCCGGATTTAATGGCAGAAACAAAAAAACAAATTTATGGCAAATAAGGTAAAAGCCCCGGTTGTTGACAACCCGGAATTGTTAGACCGGATTATTGGGAACATTCAAAACGGATTGGTTGATAATTTGCCGTGGTTGGATTATGCGTTTGGCAGGGCGGAAAGACTTGTTAAAATGAACGCAAACCAAAAACGCTATTATACGCCAAACGTGTATTCCGGGAAAAACGAATATATGGAAGTTTGCCCCGATGCGGGTATTGGTAATTTCTGTTTCTTTTGGGTTGACGACCCGCAAAATATCAGTTGGGAACCCGGAGTTGATATTGGCATAAAAACGGCGTTTTCGATTATCTTTTGGTTTGATTACAGAAAGATATACAACGATGCAAGCACACGCAACAAAGAGGATTTGAAGCGGCAAATATTGGACGTTTTGAACGGCGGTTTTTTGGTGCGAAATGGAAGTTACAGAATAAGCAAAGTGTACGAATTGGCGGAAAACATTTACAGGGGCTTTCCGTTGGATGAAATAGAAAACCAATTTTTAATGCACCCGTTCGGCGGATTCCGGTTTGAGGGCGAATTGAGTATTGGAGAGACATGTAAATTGTAGTATATGGAACATTTTATTTATAACATTATTGTTGTCGCATTAATAGCGGCTTTTGTGCTGACGTTATTACGCAAATGGGGCGTCATTGAATGGGTACAGATTCACGGGAACGATTTCTTTTCAAAGATGTTTAATTGCGATTTCTGTTTGTCGTGGTGGACGTGCGTTCTGATTTGTTTCTTTGCGTTGATATTTACCGGGAACCCCGCATTTTTGGGCGTTCCCTTTTGTAGTACAATGATAACACGTGTTTTATTATGAAGAATGTACAAATAAAAGGAATGAACGTTGAGTTGTATGATTCAATCGAGGATTTGCCAATTATGCGTTTCCACAAGTATAACAAAATGCTTTTGGTTGACGCCGGGGTTGGTTCCGATTTGTCGGATTTTGACCGACATATTGAAAAGGTAATACGTTATTTGAACAGCCCAACGCCAAACATGGCAACCGTTGAGTTGGAAAATATGCGCCAAAACATATATTTCATTCAATCCGAGGTTTCCCCCCAGCATTTGGCTTTTGCCGTGTTGGTTAAATCAATAAATGGTAAACCCCGAAATGATTTGTCAGATGATGGA